CCCCCAGACGGGTACCGAAGGCGGCAAGAGCCTCTTCCGCCATGCCGAGCCTGCGGCCGCCGGGATACGGCAGATCGAACTCGAACCGGAGCGCGGCGGCGAGGCGTTCAGGGTTCACAGGGCGGGGCTTGCGGCAGATTGCGGCGATTGACGTAGACTTGGGGCAGATTTCCACTTCATCAAAAAACTGAAGGAAAAGTTCCCTGAACTCAGCGCGATCATAGTATTTCTGTACTTTTGGAGCCACGCCGAGATCCCCAATCGTGACCCCCCTCTCCCAAGCGACGCGGAACGTGCCTTCACACATGCCATGCTCATTCAAGCTAGGGCCGCGAGTGTGGCACTGCCAGTTTGCCCCCTTGGTGGAACGCGCCGAAGCGTACAGTGTGGAATTTCCATCACACAGTGCGGCGCAAATGCAAACGATATGTTCCCGGTCGGAAACAAAGGGCACTGAATTAAGGACGGACGACAGAAAGAGGGAGGTAAAGCGTTTCCCGGAACGTACCGCGTGAATGAACCCCTCGGCTGACCGCCTGCCACGGTCAAAGGAAATCCGTTCGTGCCCATCGTTTTCGTAAGGCTCGAACGCCGTAACGTCGATCCCCGCTTCACGGAGCATACGCGCTTCGTCGCCATGCCCCGAACCGAAATCGAGCACGGAATCACCACAAACGTGCAGCCACTTCGCCCTGTGCTCAGGATCCGCAATGTCAAAGTCGGCGTTGCGGCGGCTGCGGAAAACAGGGATGACATAGGCTGTCCCCAACGTGCGGCGTCTCATCCTGCTGCGGCGGAAGGCCCCATACCGCAGCATGTCCGCGTTGTCCCCCTCAAAATGGAAATCCATACTCAACAGGTTCAGCATTGCCCGCGCAAGTTCTGCCTTCACCGGGGATACGGTGATCGCCTCTATCGTTTCCCTGCCCTTCCGCGCCGCAGCCTCAAGCCGCCCGATGCCGTTGACCACCGCGTCGTCCCCAGTCAGCACAATGGGCAACCGGACGCCAAGCCGCGCCAGAGTCCGGCCTACGTTGGCGGATTGCGGCTGAAAGCTGGCCACATTCCGGCAGGCCAGTTGCCGGACGCTCCGCGTGGCCAAAGACAGGCACGGCCAAAACTCCGGCCCATTCGGATCAAGGTCGGGCAGGCGCTCGGCAAGCTCATGAACATGGGCACACTGAAGCTCTGCCCGAAGCCGCACCTCATCGGCCGTCATGGGGATATCGTTTGTGGCCCGGTTGAAAAGGATGTTCAGGCCGCGCCGCCGCTCCTGCGGGATGTCCACGAACATCACGGGAACCTGACGCGCCCCCATGGACATGGCCACGGCGTGGCGTTGATGGCCGGAAAGGATTTCCCCGTCCGGCGTTGCGACGATGGGAAGCAGAAAACCGAGCCGGGACAGGGAAAGCCTCACCAGCGCAAGGCGTTCCGCATCGGCGCGGCGGGGATTGTAGTCAGCGGGCTTCAGGCGTTCGACAGGCACAAGCTCTACTCCGCACATACGCCAAGCCTCCGCAGGATTTCCGCGTGGATCTCGGCTTTCGTAAAGCCCGCCGTGGTCATGAGGTCCCGCTCAAGCAAAAGGAACCGTTCGCGGGAAAGGGGAATGCGATAGGGGCCGACGATAATACGGGTGTCAGGCCCGCTGTCCTTCTTTGTCTGCATTGTTGCGATCTCGGCCGTCATGCGGCTCAAGGCCGGGGATCATGTCCCTCACGTATTTGATCTCCCCACAGCGGGGGCATTTGATTTCAAGGGCGATTGCCGTTCCTTTCGCCAGCAACCGCCCGCAGTTGCCGCACCGAATCTCTTTTTCAATCCCTCTCATTCGTTGAAAGTCCTATCTTGCGCCCCCGAGCATCGCCTGATAGCCTTTGCGCGCCCCTCGCTATGGGCACTCAACCGCAGGCGGAAACCTTGCACGATGCTGTAATCATCGTGTGGGGCCGTGGTCCGGCGTGTCCTCGCCGGGCCGGTGGGGGAGGCTCCAATCTCCCCCGCCTCTGCCTGAAAAGATTATAACGGGTTACGCTTCCGGGGTCACGCGCCGCAATTCCGGCGGCGACTGCCTCCCCTCCCTCTCGCTCTCATAACTGCTCTTGCAGTGTTCCCTCTGCCAGAAGAACAGCCCGTCTATGAGTTTGCGGGGCCACGCTCTCACCCCGTCCCGCGCCCAGCGGTAACAGCGCGAGGACAGGGTTTCGTCCGGCCAGCCGCCGAGGAGCGTATTGATGAGCTGGTCAACGGCGATCAACGTTCGCTTTCCGTACGTCATGCTTCTCCCCCGCCTGGCATGGAGATGTTGACGGTGATGCCCTGCACCTCTTCCAGCGTCGTACAGGCATCAAGCCGATCTTCCAGTGCCTGACGCTGGCCGATAATGAAGCCGGACGCCACGGCAAAGGCGTCGGCCTTGGCGAGCACCCGCTCCACGAGGTCGGGCAGAGAAATGCCCCGTGCCTGCGCCAACGCCGAAAGAAGCGGCGTTGAAGCCGTAGGGTCGGCGGCATAGGCGCGGGCCTCGGATTCCTGCTTGTCGAACGTGCTGATCTCCCGGTCGGGATAGGTCGCCGTGAGTGTGGCTATGGTGGCATCGGCGGCCTTATTGATCTCGGAAAGCTTTGCGGCTTTCGTCTGCTCAAGCGTCGGCACGGGCGGGACGTAGGGCTGTTCTTCGGTCACGCATTCGGGATGGGCCTCTGCGTAGGCAAACACGGCGTCCCATTCCTCCGCGAATTCAGCAGCGTAGGGATAGACGTGATAGGGCATGCCGTTCTTCGTAATGACGTAGGAATCGTCAAAAACTCTATGAATGATCACTCCGTAGTTCATTATGCTACCCTTATGGCTAACACAGCCTTGTATTTGGAATTAATCTGTCCATCAACTATATTGCTAAAAACACTCCCTCCAGCGAGATCCCGCACTAGGAAATCGTCCTTATCGGAGTTCAAAAAGAAACATCTCCACGTCCCTCCTGCGGGAAGAACTCCGCCTCCAACGACATTTGGAACTATCGTTGTAGCCCACGCCGTCCCACCGTTCGCCGGAGCGCTGTCCGCGCTACCCGCACTGTTCGCATAGTTGGCGGAATTGGCATAGTTCACGCTGAAATTTGCGGGGTTGTAGACGTACATGTTGACGCCGTCATTGCCTCCCCACAGCCAACCGGGTTGGCCTCCCTGCCCCGCCCAATTCCAGACGGTATCGACGCCCCCTTCCCTCCGCAGGCGGTTCGCGGCCCATGCCGTCCCGCCATTTGCCGGAGCACTTCCGGCGGTATCTGCGTATCCGGCGGTATCGGCTTTCGCATGTATTACACGGCCATCCATATATGCCTCCCCCGTGTCCGGGGAAAAACGAAATGAATACCCTTCCTTGCCACGCGCCCCAGAGAGCACGATTACCCTTCTTCCGCCGTCAACAACCTGTTTTATTTGTATGTCGTTGATTTGGAGAGGGCTATCCGCCACAAGTTCTCTCGTGCCGTCTTCATAAGTCACAGCAGCAATGGACGTGATATGTCCACTGCTATTTTTTGAATAGAATTGCGTGTATTTAGCGTTATCCGATGCGCGCTGTATGACATCGAACCCGCCCATGATCACACTGTTTTTGTCGCCAAGAAACAGGCCGCGCTCAGTATTGGTAGAGGGTGCAGCCCCGATCGCATTTTCAAGATCATTGATCTGGATGCTGCCCGTCATGACGCCGCCGCCAGTTGAGAGCGCGGGCTTGTACTCCCCGCCTCCGGTCAAAAAGCTTTCATGCTGCCCGGCGGCTGCGGGCGGAACAAGGCCGCTGGTTCCGGCAGATGATGCCGTCGCGCCCTCGTACTCAGGCACGGAAAGAATACATAGACCACCCGTACCATCAGGAAGGGCTTTAGAACGTGACACCCTGACGCCGTCCCCAATGTAGTTTGTCTGGACAAGTTGCTGCCAAGGTTGCCATGTTCCGTCGCTTATGCGTCGGCGCGACCATTCAGGCCCCGCCGTACCCATACGCGAGTAGATTTTCTGAACCGCCGCATTGGGGTTTGTAGCATCGCCGAACACACGAAGGACATAATATCCGTCCATCCCATTCATCGGCACATTGGTACAGTTTCCGGAGTAAACAATGTATGTGCCGGATGAGATAATATCGTTCAGATCGGTCCCTGCAGGAAGCTTGGTGCGATAGTCACCGATCTGCCCCCGCGCACTCGCAAGATCCTCAAGGTCTCCCCCAATCGCCACGTCTTTCACGGTGATCACCCCGCCCGCGTCGGCCTGCGTGGTTTTTCCGTCGACCTTCGCCAGCCCCGCGTGGCTTTCCGACGCATACCCGACATTAGCGAGATCCTGCGCCTCGTCGCGGGCCGCTTCCGCCGCTATGCGGTCGGATTCGGCGGATTCGGCGGAAAGGGCCGCCGCGTTCTTTGAGGCAAGGGCATTCGTCTCGCTGACTTTCGCGTTGTCTTCCGAAACCTTTGCGGCCCCCGCCGAGCCCGAGGCTTCACCCGCCTTCCTTTTCGCCACCTCTTCCGAGTCGTGGGCGTTCCGTTCGCTCAGAGCCGCCGCGTCGACGCTGGCGTTCACATCCACAGCAAATTCGTTCAGCGCGGGAATAAACGTCTTGTTCAGATCCTCGTTGACCATCTTTTCCTGCGCCTTCAAGCTGTTGAAGGTCATCGTATCGAACCGTTCCTGATCGCCCACCAGACGGTTCGGTGGCTCGGGAATCGGGGAAAGCGTGGGAAGCTGTTTCACTGCCATTATTTCAACCCCTGTATGTCAATGGTCATGCTGATTTCGTTCGGCCCGATGACGGTCGCGTTCCAGTCCTCAAGCCAGCCCCAGACCGTCAGCGACTGGTAGGAGCCGATGCCCTCATTGTCGTCCCCGAGCCAGAGCGCGGGAAGGCCGTGCATCCGGGCGAGGATTTCCCGCACGGTATCAAGCCGGGACGGGTGCAAATACAGCGGCAGGCTCGTGCGCTTGGCGTTGGCCCGCTTGACCAGCCGCGTGTTGCCGAACTCGTCGGTGTCCTTTCTGGAATAGTCCCGGATGCCGAGACGGGTGTTGTACTGCGTCATGCCGATGGGCCACGCCTGCCCCGCGACGACGTGCCCGAGTGCGGGGCCTCCCTCTTGTGTGAGCGAGACATAAAGCGTCGCCACGGGCGACATGGGAATGTTGGTCACGGCCTGATCCACGATGCGCTCAAGGGGCAGGAAGTAGTAGTTCCAGTAGCCGTCCACGTCCTTGAGCGTGGAAACCGTGCGGTCATACATGACGAGGCCGTCACCGTCCCGCACCACGGCCCGGATGCTGGTGGCCTTGAAGTTCAAGAGCGCGAACGCGGTGCAGCGGTTGAAGGTTACCGCAAACGTCATGACGTCCTCAGCCGCGACAGTCTGCGTGGACACATACTGGTCGAGCATGGCGTAACGGTTCGTCGGCCCCATGAGCCGCCAGAAAGCGTCGGTTCCCTCGCTGTGCTGATCCGGCTGTTTACCCGTGCTGTCGGCCACGGCCTTGTAGACCTTGTGCTCATGGATGACGGAATCCCCGATCTGATACGCCGTGCCCGCACTCCACGCCGGGGCGTCGTTTTCCGGCACGGTGCTGGACAGCAACCGGATAGCCTGCGGTTCTATGAGCTTCATGCCCGCACCCCCGGCATACCTTCCTTGTCCCAAAGTTCGACCAAATCCGATACACGCCGCCCGTACTTAGCCACTTCGTTGAGGAGGATGTTCATGTCCCGGCGAAGCTCGTAGACCTCCTCGCGGCTTCCACCGCTCTCCCCGGACGTTCCCCGGGGCGTCGCGCTGCGGAACAGCGCCGCCGTATCCGCCGCCGTGTAGACGCGCCCCGGCTGCGAGAAGTTCACCAGTTCCGGCCCTTCCTCGCCCACCACCGCCCATCCCGGCATGGCAAGCCCGCCCCGGGCGAACGCCTTCACTCCGGCCTTGTCGCCGGCCGCATCCAGAAGCGGCCTCAATTCCGCAATCTGTTTTTCGATCTCCTCAAGCGTGGCGCTCTGGCCCTGCAACTCCGCAAGCGCCGCGTTCTGGACATCAAGCTGGCCTTGCAGCGCTTCAAGTTGCTTGTCGGCTGCGGACACCTGTGCGCCCGCCGCGTCCT